TTACCGCCGCCCTTCAGCCTTTTCAAATTCGGCCTTACAGGGCCTCGCCCAAATCTCGCAACGATAGAGCACCTGGCCTGCAGCCTCCCCGATCGAGGTTCGGCTACAGCGCTTCACCAGCTCGACGGCGTGCGAAAGATCCAGATACGATTCGCCCAAGTCGTAGCGGACCCTCTCCATCCAGTCTTTCTTGGCCGCCTCGAACGCGCCAGCCTCGCCGATCCACTGCGTGCCGAGCCCCCGCATCTTCTGAGCGCACTGGGGCGCCGAGGCATCAACGGGCTTGTGCGTCTTGGCGGGAGTTACCGACCGCTGCACCCCGCGGGCGACTGCCGGCCGGCGGGAAGGTGTGGTGCCCCGAACGACGGGGCGTCGGAAGTGCTGAGCGGCTGACGAGCGTGGGCCGTCCTGCCAGGCGCTGAGCGACCAATCCGCGGCGCCGACGTCCGGGCTGAACCAAAGAGCGCTGAGCGCCACGAGAAAAACTAAACGCATGATGGGCCTCTAGGTTGAGAGGCTCGAAAATATCACGCGAGGCGGGAGAGGCTAAATTAGAGCGCGGTTGCGTAAGCTCTCCCGCATCGGCCTTCCGTCCAGCATCGATCTATCGGGCATTCGTGGGTAAGGCAGAAAAGATCAGGCGCGAAACAAGGCTTTGCCTCTCCCGCCCTTGTCCGCAAGCGGTCGCGCGGGAGTTTGTCGGGAATCTGGCAACCTCGATCTCGGCAGATCCAGTGCCGGGGCCGGGTGTCGGTTTTATCGGGTCGCGGCCAGGGTTCGAGGTACATCCCGTTTTCGCCGCCGCAGGCTTTGCATAACATCGAATATCCTCCTTAAAGACCGAGTCGCTTTACCCCTCACAACCCTAAAATCCGCAGCAGTATCAAATAGGTAAGCCCGAGTCCCATTAGCCCTACCAGAAGCCTCAAGCGTTCGAGGCGACGGATTGTCAATGCTTGGATGTTGAGCATCCGGGCGATCTTGCCTAATGCGAAATTCACGCAAGGTCCGGTCATGCCGTCACGAATGGATATGTGGCATTCCTTGCCACTGATGGAATCGAAGATGTTCAACTCGCCTTTGGTGTTCCGCCGAACTTCGAACCTCGCCATCAGCTTAAAACCTCAATCTCTGTTCCGTTCCGGCCGGCGATAAGGGCTATCGCCCCTGCGTCCCTCAGTGCCGCCAGGTGTCGATTGATCGTCGTCACTGAGACACCTTCGCACGCGTGGCCGATCGCTCGTTGAGAACCCTGCACACGGCGGCCGTTTACGGTCAAACCGGGAACCGACCGCGCGCCATCAACGACGTCGCGCAGAAACTCCAACAGATCCTCCGCTGACGCGCAGCGCTGCACACGCTGTCGCCGGGGCGCCGGTGCGACCGCAGGCGCATAATACCGCTCGCGCGGCACCGGTGCGGGAGGCTTGCTGCTACCACCGTGTACAGCCACAAAAAATAGTGTAGGCGCAACAATCTCGACAAAAATAAATGTCAGTACACTGAGGATTGGGGCAACAAAAACGCCCGCATCTTCAACACCGATATACCCGCCGATTTTAGACAGCACGGCGCGCTGCGGGTTTTCCGCAACGGCCGGCTTTTCGAGGTTGTCAAATTTTGCACTTGCTTCTGTAAGCGCCTCCCGGCGCCGATCGCGCGTCTCAGCTCGCGCCAGCTCCAATTTAAGCGCAGCTACGGTTTTGCAAGCGTCCGTGTGCGCGCGGCGAACGTTACAGTTGCCGGCGGCCACGGTCTCACTGTCCAGCTCAGTTTTGATTTCCGTCGTCGGGCGGACGTCGGCGTATTCGTCAACATCCGCTTGGCGCCGCGTCTTCTCTGCCTCAGCGTCGTTGTAAGCGTGTGAGGCCGTCGTGATCTGGCTCGCGCGCATTCCATAGGTCATTTCCCAAAAGCCGGCGGTCCCGAACGTGTCGAACACGACGGCCGCCGCAAAACCGACCCAGAGTAGCGACTGCGCAACGGCGTGCCCTCGCACGTACTTGACGCCGGCCGGCGCCAAGAACTTCGTAGCGAACGACATGGCGCACAGCGTGACCAGGATTACCGCCTCGGCTGTCGTCTGCGCGTAGCCCGTGTAAAATGTGAGCGTCAATCCAAGCGCCAGCCCGGCGAGCGTGACAGCAGCAACGATAAAGCAGGCGCGCATAAACTTAGGCATCAATCCACCTTTACACAGAGCACAGAACGCAAATGATTTTCGATCGCCTGACGCTGGGCCGGACGAAGATCAGGGCATGAGGCTAAGGCGAGCGCTACACGATCCAGCGTGAGCCCACCCCCGTGGCCGTACAGCTCGCACGCCATGATTTCACTGAGACGGTATCGAATGGCACCGCCGGGAAGCCGGACAAATGCCGGCCCCGTTCCGAGGCGTCGCATGTTGTGCACGGACTGCACCGAGTACCGCCAATGTGCGGCCACTTCCTCGGTGCGTAGCATCACCCCCTCGATCAAATCGAGGAACGGGCGGAACGCAGGATCTACCGACAGATTGTGCGGAGTTATCAGCATGGCCGCCCGATATGCACATAAATTATGTGCATATCGCTACATATTCGGCGGCACAGTGTCAACCGGGTTCAGGCGTATCGCTGATGCGGTAGCAGGACGATGTTGGAGAGGTCTACGACGTTAAGGCAAGCGGTAACGAGATCGTCAGGCGTTTCGCACTTCGGCTTGCGTCCGGTGACGAGGGCTAAAAACTCGCATCCGGCATCGACATGGTATGCGACTAAATCCAAGTCGCCGACTGCTGCGCGGGCGAACGCCTCTTGAGCGTGCCACTGAGCGGTTGTTACTTGGCGAAGTTCATCAGCGGTCATCTGCGCACCGTAAGAGCTTTAATTACAGCCAAAACCGGGAAGATCATCAGCAGCCAAAACATTGCGTCTTGCGCTGTCATGTTGCGGCCTCCTTGTTCTCAAGCGCCGCGTTGTGCAGCTTTGCGATTTCGTCCGCGTGGCTGTCGGTGACGAGTTCGTGCGCGCGGTGCCGGAGCCCGCGGGCAATGAACCACCCGTATTGGCGCACAACGTCTTTCGCGTAGGTCTCGGCGTGCGGCTGCGAAAGGCCCCGCCCGACAAGTTTTGTTCTCACGTCGCGGAAGATTTCGAGCCCTTTCCGCTGGCTCACTATTGGGTTTTCCATACGCATAAAATACACGCATATTTATTTCGGGCGCGTTAAGCGGAAAACAATTTCAATCCCAATTAGCCGCTTCAATCCAAATCATTTTGGAGCCCGCGAACACGTCTACTTTGATGTCGCCCGGCGCTTTCTCAAACGCGCGGTCCCAAGCGCGGCGGACGGCGGTTAGCGTGCCCCCATACAGCGCGAAAAACTCCTCTCGCACGGCGTTCTGTTGCACCGCGCCGACCGCGCTACCTGTTCGGTCAGTGAAGGCCCCCGCCGGCTGCAGCGCCAAGGCGCGCGCGTAGGCCTCGCGCAACACTTTAACCGGCTTGATCTCTTCTTTCGGGCGCGGCTTCTTTTCTTCACCTTGCGCTGGCGCCGACTTCTCAACCACGCACGTCGTCACCGGCACGCCATCGACGTCAACGCCGAGCTTCATCTGCTGCAGACGGAAATCAAATAGAGGGCCTTCCTCGCCGTCTTTGACTTTCTGCGCGATCACGCGCCCTTCAGCGACGTGCAAAATCAGATCGTCAGCGGCCGGCTGTACGGTGCTGCCGCGAATACCGCCGTTTTTATTCTCGTGGTGGACAGTCAGCACAAACGCGCCCGTCTGCTGGATGATGTACCCGACGCGGTGCTCTATGTACGCCGACATATCCGCAGCGCTGTTTTCGTCGTCGCCGGCGGTGGCCCTGGCCTTCGTGTCGATCACGATCACGCAGTGCGGAGCGCCGACGCGCGCGCAAAGCAGCTTAGCTTGCGCCGCAATCATCTTAGCGCCGGCCATGCCAGCGCTGTTTTTGGCCAGGGTTACGGGTATTTTTAAGCGCGCGAAGTAATCGCCAGGGTCGCCCATTTCTCTCGTGATTGCGACAACGCGCTTGCGGAAGCCGCTCACACCTTCGAGCGCACAATAAAGTACCGGCGCCCGCTTCACTTTGTGCCCGTACCAGTCAACGCCGTGCGCGATATGAAAAGCCATATCGAGCGCCACGAACGATTTGCCGCCGCCGCTGACGCCGTACATCGTGCCGTTGTCGCCGGGTGCCACCAGCCCTTTGATAATCGCATTCGCCTGCGCGGCTATGATCTCGTCAAGCTGGATCTCGCGCGCGTACTCAAGCGCGGGCTCAACGGGAAATTCTGGCAGCGCCGCAGGCTCAAACCCGCTCGCCGGATTGTCTCTGCCAATCGCCGCTTGGCGGTTCCGCGCCGCGCTCTCTACGATCGCACTTAAGTCTTCGTCTTCCCACGGCGGGTCGCAGCGGTCGTTCCAATGCGTCAACATGAGATCGAGACAGCTTTCAGGGCTGATGCCTCGATCCATCACACGGCAGGCGACGTAATAGGACGTGTTATTGCCGCATTGTCCGGATACAGCGATCGGCGCCGCATTGCTTTCCAGCCACGCAATGGCGGATTCAGTCGCTATCTCTGTGTCCAGTTCGCCGAGCGCTTCACCTGCGTGCGCCTCTTTGCTCGGTGCGCTTTTCAGGTGTTCGGCCAGCCATGCCGGCAGGGGCGCAATGGCAGCGTCGTTTTCGACTTCGTACAGCTTGCCGCCGACTTCGCTGCCGGGTCCGACGACGTATCCATTCGTTGCGCGCACGTTGATGCCGGGCGCAAGATCGCGCTGGCCGATACGTTCGCCGTGCGCGTCGAAATAAAAGTGCCGGCCGCCGCTTGGCGTGCGCACGGCGAACGTATCGGGGAGCGACGGGAACCCGGCGAGCGCGGCAAAGCCGTCTGTGCCCTTGCAATCCACATCGAGGATCACGAGGCCCGTTGCACGCACGCCGATGTTGAAGCTGCCGCCCTGAAACTTGTCGAACACCTCCCACGCATCAGATGACGCGCCGGTTGTGGCCCAATCGCTCGCCAGAATTGCATTCTTCGTGCCGCGGGCGAGCGGGAAAACGGCGAGCCCGCGATTTGCGAGCTTAATTGCGGCACTGACTGACGACATGGCGACCTAATTTGCTCGAGGCGGGCAATCCTGCCCGCGACGTGGTTTCTCGGCAATTTGCGGAGCGGGGCCAAAAACCCCCGGCCGCTCGGAGTAGGAAGCGCACACGTCGTCGGCGTGGGTCTCCACAAACAACCGCCGGGTTTTCATTTGAGCAGGCCCACCTTTAGTGCCCGCCGGCTTACCCCGTACGCGGATAAGCCTAGCGATGCCACACACACCCATTGCGCCACGCTTCCCACGCCTCCAGTGCGCGCACCATCGGCAAAGGCCGTCAGTATTCGTCGGCATCGTCGTTCCAATACGGAGATTCTGGATCTGGCGGGTCGTCTGCAAACCAATTCATTCGCTCGGCTTGCGCAACGACTTCTTCGGGGGATCGGTTGAGTCGAGCAGCAACGATTACGACTGGGTGACGTGCAAGGGTGTTGCGCAGTTCTTCGTTTTCTTCCGCCGTCCAATGTCTGCGGTGTATCCCTTCCGCCTCGCATTTCTGGCGCACATCAACTTCGGGTTTTCCAACTATGCGAGCTGCGGTTTGGTACGATCGGGCCGGCGCGAGGCGAGCGATTAGCTCAAGGTCTCTTTGTGCCCACATCGTTCCGCCTCCCGCTGCTTGGCTTAACGCTCACCTGACGTTTGAGCTGACGAAAGCGACGCATGAACTGCTGCGCAGCGATATGCGCCGGGACCGGAACAATCTTCGTCCTGCTTGGTGGGTGGGGCAAATTCCAGTCGTGGCGCCGAACCATCAAGTCGCGATACTCCGTCGCCAGCGCAACGAGATCGGCGCGCTTGATCGCTTCGCGATCAAAATCAGATGCGGTGGGATTGACGCCGAAAAGCGGGTACAAAACCGCGTCTGCCTGCGCTTCGAGCAGCCCGAGAATCCCGGCCGCGCCCTCCGCCTTCAGCGCCAGTTTCAGTGGCGTGCCAATGTCGCCGATAATGATCTCGTGCGCGTCATGGGCGAGGCCCAACATTGCGAGCCGAGGATCAAAATCGAGCAGCTTCGACACGAACACGGAATGCTGAGCGACGGAGTACGGCTCTCGTGTGTGCCCCGTGAATCGGTTGATCTGCGACAGCGCGTGCGCGACGTGCTCGATGCGGAGCCCATGCAGGTCGTGCGGGCCGTTGCCGAACACGTAGGCGCTGCCGTTGGCGAGCTGCATCCAGGGCACTGCCGGATTAAACGGCGCTTCAATCTGTTTCTTTCTCATTTGCGATAACGAGCTCCCTCCCAACCTTCCGCAACAATTGGTAGATGATTCGCCCAATTGTTTTGTACGCATATTTTATGCGTTAAATCGGTTAAAGAGCCATGACCGTGCGGCACCTCGCAAACAACTTCGTCATGGACGTGCATGACGACTGGATAGCCGGCGCGTTCGAGCGTCAGCAGCGCGGTCGCGAGACAATCCCGCGCAACCGCCTGAGTCGCATTTTCAACGAGCAAACCGCCGTAGGCCCGCTGCAGCATCCATTTCTTGGCCGCGCCGGCGCGTGAGCTGACGCCCATGTAAACGAGGTTGGTTTGCCACTCGACACGGTTTTCGTGCTCGATCAGCTCGGCGTTGATGCGCGCCACGTCGGCGGCGCCGGTTGGATCTCCGCTGACGTCGCGTTCTGCTGCTTCGCCCAACATGTGCTTAAGTTCATCCCGCCGCGCCTCCCATTGCATCGACGGGTATTTTTTCAGGTGCGCGAACGGGTAGTGGATGCAGCGCCCCGAAGGCAATTTGCACTTTAAGAAATCGCCCTCTTTGCGGTAGCGCAGCTTGCCGACTGTAAAAACCTGGCCGGGGTATTCGACCGCCGCAATTGCCGCCTTCTGCGCTTCAGCCCAAAACGCGACAACGCCCGGATGCGCCGCGCGCCAGCCGTCCACAACGATGCGCAGCCCGGTCCATACGTCCGGCTCAAGGCCGGCGCGGAATCGTGTCCCGAGCGCTGGCAATCGCTTTGCCGTGCTCTCCCAAACGTCATACGGCGTCGCCGCCTTCACCGCCTCTGCGATCTGGTCGGGCACAACGCCGTAGTTGGCGCCCATGCTGATAATCGAGCCGATGCCGCCCTGATAACCAAGCGCCAGCTCTTGCACCTTGCCGATCTGCCGTTGGTCATCGTTGACGTCTTCAGGCGCCACACCAAACGATTTTCCGTAGGCGAGTTTGTAAAGATCGTGCCCCTCTTTGGCGTCGAAGCGACGGAACGCGTCTAGCTTCCATTCCTCGCCAGCCAGCCACGCGAGCACCCGCCCTTCGATGTTCGCAAAGTCCGCCGACACCAGCCGGCACCCTGGCCTTGCGGTGATAAACGATCGCAGTGACCACGACAGCGCATCCATGACACTGCCGTATTCGCTGCGGATGGCGCGACCGGCGCCGCGGTATTTCAACAGTTCAATGGTGTGCTCGGCGTCGGCGGGCTTAAACGCTTTCGCCGGCCGCGGCATGTTTTGCGTTTGAATCCGCCGGCCCGCCCATCTGGCGGTTGACGCGCCGTGATACTGCAGCAGCCCGCGCGCGCGATCGTCAGGGCACACGCTGTTGAGCATCGCCGTCAGTTTCGCTGTGCTGCCTTTGGCGGCTTCGCGCCGGACCTCAAGCACGACTTTGGCGACGGTATCGTTTAGAGCCGGATCGGCCAGGGCCTTGGCAACCTGATCTTTCGTGAGCGATTGCAGATTGACGCCGGCAGATTGCAGCCACGCGAGCAACGCGTCGCGCTGGGTCGCGGTTGATGCACCGCCGGTCAGTTTGTAAACGCGCGCCGACAGCTCCGCTTTTTCCGAGGCAAGCAGCTCGAGTGCTCGCATCACGTTCGGCATGTCCAGCCGCACGCCGCGCAGATTGATAACCTGATCGAGCAACCAAACTTCGCGCTCTTCTGGTATGAGCGGCGGCAACACTTTGTGCAGCTCGCGCTCTACAATCACGTCCGTCTTGCAGTATTCGTACATGCGCGCGAAATCGTCCGGCGCTGTTTCCGGCGTGTAGAACGTGAGCGGGTTGCGGGTGCGCGGCCGGGCCAGCTTCATCATGATGCGGTGGCCCTCCTTATCTTTGGAGTGCGCAAGCCGCAGCGCCGAAGCGCAGTCATCAAGGCCGCCAGGCAGCGACATTGCGCGGGCCCTGGCCATCGTGTCGTCGCACTGCTCAAGCGTCAGTCGGGGCCAGTCGCCGTATCGACCGCTGCACAAAACGAACTCATGCACGTTAAATTCAAACGGCAGGTTGTGCGCGATAACGGGGCGACCGGCGGCGATGTGCTCGGCGAGATCCGCCGGCACTGGTTCGCCGGGCTTCCACAGATGCACGGGTCCGGTTGGCCACGCGTAAGCGAGACACATAATGCTCGTTGTCTCGTGGCGAGCGTAGACCTCGGCGCCGCTCTTCCGCAGGTCGCAGGCGCTTTGCGTCTCGAAATCATAGACGACCCATTCATGATGCATAGTCGTCGCCCCACAACCGCGCGGCGCGGACTTCTAACCTGATTTCGGCGTCGCTCTGTTCGTTGCCTAGATGCCGCCGGCGTTCCCCGAACCAATGCCGATGGCGGCATGTAGCTTCGGCGCGCGACTTCGCCTGTTCAATCGTCGGTGCAAATCCGTATTCATCGTCGCATGACCAGAAGAACCCCCGCGCCATTTCAGCGACACGCACTTGCGCAACGGGTTGCATTTCGCTCAGCAACCAGCCGCGTGAATCTTTGCGCCAAGGAAAAACGGCGTTGGTATCGCAAGATTTAACCGGCATCGAAGGCGGTCCGGATGCGCTTCAGCGCTATTTCGAAATAAGCTTCATCTTGCTCGATGCCGACAAAGCGAAAACCCTCGGCAATCGCCGCCACGCCGGTTGACCCCGAGCCCATGAACGGGTCAACGATCAGCCCGCCAGGCGGCGTCACGAGCCGGCAGAGATAGCGCATAAGCTCGTGTGGCTTTACCGTTGGGTGGCTGTTGCCCTCGCCGCGATCTTTCTTGGAGGCTTTGGCGCAGTAGAAGAATCGGGCGGCTGAACCACTATCGCCGCGAGCCGGTCCGGCGGAGCTTCCGCGTTTCATGTCACCGTAGACGTTCTGCGTTTTGCGTCGCGACCCGTCTGTGCTGGCGTCAGCAAGCTGCCCCGGCGCGCTGGGGAAAGCGGCGAGCACTTCGTCGCTGCCGTCGTGAATGATGTTGGCCGGCCAGCGTCCGCCTTCCTTCTGATTGTACACGCCGGGGACCTGAGCTGCGCTGTATATTCCGCCGCTGCTACTCCCTAGGGCTACGTTGCGCGTCGCGACGATCGTTTCGTCCGTTGGCACACGGCAGCCGTCGAGGTTCAGCGCCCCGCTGCCGTGCGTCAACACGTTTTCTGCGACGGTGCCGATCAACGGCTTGCGTGCGACGCATATCGGCTCGTGAGCCGGCTTCAGCGCGGTGCCCCAGCCGTCCCACTCTTTGGCGGCGTCCGTCGCAGGCACCTCAACGCCCGGCTGATAGACCCGCCCGTTATCTTTAATCCAACTACCAGTCCCGTTCTGATCGGCTCCGGGGATCATCCGCTTTACCGGGTTCCCGACTGCAATCTTCTCGCGCTCGGCGCCGGCGGCCTTGTCTATCGCCTTGCTGACGTCCAGCGACTTCGGAAATCCGCTCCCGTACAGCCACATGATCTGATCGCGAATTTCAAACCCTGCGTCTTCGATCGCGCTAGTCATCCGGTGATAGGTGCGCGAACCGCTGAACGCCAAAACGTGCGCCCCTGGCCGTAGCGCGCCGAGCAACGCGCCCCACACGGCGGAGCTGTTCGCGATGCCGCTTGCGTCCCAACTCTTACCCATGAAACCGAGTTCATAAGGCGGGTCAGTCACACAGGCTTGCGCCTCGCGCACAAGGCTAAGCGCCTCCCGACAATCGCCGAGAATTAAGGTGTGCGGTCCGACGCGCTCAACCCGCCGCGGAGCGAAAACGTCTTCGCCCCAAAGCTCCGCAGCGCGACGAGAAATTGCGTCGGCGCTTAGCATCAGTGCACCAGCCCGGCGGTCGCAACGTAGGTGTGCACGAACAGCACCACGCCGATCAGCACGGCAGACGGCAGGAGGCAGAGACCTAGAATGTGCAGAAAATCACGCATGTTCGGTTCCTAAAACTGTTGGGCTTCAGCGCGCTGCGAGGGCGGTCACAATGATCGTGTGCGCAAACCAGGATTCAGCAATCAAGGCTAGACTACTCGGCTCGAGCACAGGCCAGATCCCTTTAAGCGCGACCAGAACGGGAAAAACGAAGATCCCGATAACGTGCTGCAAATCCTGCATGTTCGGAACTCCGTTGAAGCGAGGTATTTGAAGGAGACGCGAAGCGCGCTCGGGATCGAACCGGGACACCTTTGCTATCGGCCAACTAGCGCTTCCTCGCCCTTGTCGAGTACTTCGCGCGTGAGGTTCATGATACCCCCACCTAGCCTAGTGGCTCCGCGCCCCCGTCAAATACCCCTCGAAAGGCGCCCGCCTGAAACTTCACGTTTCGGGCGGGCTGTTGCGACGTGCGGATTACCAGACTGAATCTGCACCAGTGGCTGGCATCTGTGCCGGGCGAGATCCGTTCACGGCATTGCCGTGCGCTTCGAAACCGTCAGCCGCGTTGCCGCCACCGCCGAGCTTTTCATCGTCGGCGAAGAACTGCACCGCCTGCAATCCGAGACTCACACCCCAATTCAAGCCCTTATCAAAGTCGTAAGAGTGAATCTTTAGCCGCCCCCAACAACCCGAATAGAATTTATCAACTGGTGCACGGGTCATATCGAGGTTGAACAGATCGACGGGGTTGATCGTGCTGCAGTTGAAGTAAAAGCCTTCGTCGCCGAAACCCTCCCACTTCGTATTATCGGCCTGTTTCTTAAGCGGCTTCGCCTTTGGCTCGGTACGGCTGACGCACTTGCGGTCACTCCATGCCTTCTCGCAAATGGACCGTAGCAGCGAGACGTCTGCAGCGGGCGGCAAGATAGCGGCGCAGCCGTACATCGGCTTGGAGCTAGGGTTGTCACCCCTACGCGGCTCTTTGAAATGCACGAACGACAAACGCGCAACGCAGGTGATCACCGTTTTGCCGTCGTCGCCGTGCATCGTGGTTGGATATTTGCGGAGCAGTTCCGTCAGAGTCTTTTCATCCATGGAAATCACCAAACTGTTGCAGTTTCGGGGGTGCTAGCATCCTCGAAACCGTCAGCCGATTTCGAGTATTCAACCGCGGGCCGCTTGTCCGTCACTGAGACAAGCGAAAAGCCGCCTGCGGATTTCGTCACGAGATCAGCGAGCTTTGCAAACTCCGCTTTCCCGATTTCCTTTTCGAGCGCTGGGGGTGTCTTCAGCTTCTCATCCCAAACGTCGAGGCCGGGGATAATCTTCTGCGCCGCTTTGGCGATAGCTACGTCGCCGCCGGCGTCCGCTTTCCATGCGCGCCGACCAGGTGTCGAAACCCACTTGCGCCCTGACGGCACGCGCCCGGCGCGTGCTTCGCTATCGGCCAGTGCGTCCAGCGCCTTTATGTAGATGCGGATTGCCTCGGCCTTCTCGAGCATGTCGCCGATTTCGTCCGGCGTCGGGAGCGCTGGAATTTCCTGCGTCGAAGCAACGCCCGGTGGCGGCCCGCTTATCGCCTCGAACCCCGCAGCCGCTTCGCGTTCGCTATGCTTGCGAATTGCTGTGCAGCGGCCGGCCCGATTGGCTTTGCAAAACGTACAGTGTTTGCCGACGACAAACGGCTGATCTGAGAGTAGCGTGCGGGCGTAGTCCTCTTTGAGAGCTTCGCCCTCGTCAAACAGATCACTGACGTTGATTGACCATTTCTTGTGCTTCTCGCCGACAGAACGCGGCTGCGCGATCCAAATTGTAATCTTATCGACGCCGCGCGTGCGGTAGATGCTGAGTGCGCCAAGAGCGTATTGGATGGCCTGCGTGTTGCCTTCAACGTCAACCTCGATAAACCCGAACTTGAAATCGATAACATGCAGGTGCTTCGTCGCGGGCTTGTAAATGATCACGTCGGCGGTGCCGTCGCCGGCGTTCGTGCCCTGGAAATAGCGCGACAGATCAAGCCGCGCCTCGAGCATCATTTCGTCGGAGCGCTCATAGATCTTTTCGACCAGCGACAGCGCCGAGCTGATTTCGTCCGCCGCATCCTGCGACAGCAGTTCGTGCTCGCCGTCCGCATCCTGGTTCGTCAAACCGACATACGGCGTCGCGTCAAACTCCAGGCGCTTCAGGCAGTATTCGGCCCATTCGTGGCGATACGTGCCGGCCTGTGCAGCGGCGGACGTTGTGTCCGGCAGCTCCGCACTGAGCGCGATCGATGGCACGCATTTGCGCCAGCGAGACGATGCGGAAGGGCCAAGCGGGTAATGTGCGCGGTCGGCGTGAGCTTCAGTCATTCGTCGTCACCTGGGCAGGAGGCTTTGATCGCTTTGCGCGTCACAGCGTTGTTGAGATAAACGAGGCCGCACTTGGTGCAGTACCACCAAGAGCAGATGCGACGGTTTGGGTTGTGTCCGCGCGCCTTCACATCATCGCCCAGAGCAATAAAACGGCCAGCCACAGAGGGGCTGTAGCCAGGGCAACTACGAAAAACACAACCCACCATGCAACGATGTAGGCCCCGGCCTCGGCGACAAGCGCACGCCAACCGTGAGCCCGCTGTTCGTTGAGTTTGGCTCCCCTCTTGACGCTCATGGCGTGACGGCCTCCGCTTCAGCAAGGCGCTTCATATCCGCCATTGCAACGTCAGCAGGTTCGTAGAACCGACGCGGACTGATTTCGTAACCGCTCTCTCGATAAATGAGCATGGCGGCCAGTTCGGTATTGTGGAATTTTTCGAGCGCGTATCCCGCTTCGCCTGCCAGGTGCACAACCCACCCCGCCCGGCAATGCGTCGTCTCGCAGACGTGCCATTGGCCCATGTCGAGGGCGTTCGGCGCCGACACCGCGGCGAAAACTCGAGCGTGAATGTTTTCGATCTTCGGAACGACAGGACTTCTGACACCGTTTTCGGGGTCGCCCTGCAGTTCCTGCTTGTCGCGCAGGTACGCTACTTGCGAGCAGCCCGAGCAGTCCGAGCAGCCCGAGCAGTCCGAGCAGTTCAAGCAGCGCGAGCAGTTCAAGCAGCGCGAGCAGTCCGAGCAGCGCGAGCAGTCCGAGCAGTCCGAGCAGTCCGAGCAGTCCGAGCAGTTGACGCATCCGCGACAGTTTTCCAACGAAGCTAGCGCCTGCTCCGCGGCTTCTTTAGATCCGAAATATTCAACCGAGCACCGGTTGCCGTCAGCGTCTTCAACCCAATTCTGCATTTCCCTCAAGCTCCCATGATCTTGCCAGCGTACTGGCACTTCCACTGCGTCACGCGCCATTCAGGGTGGCGCAGGCTCCACTTCACCGCTTCAACTCGAGCGTCACGAAAGCACTGCGTCGGTGAGATCAGCGCCGGAGCGACGAGCGTTGCGGGTTGGCAGGCTGTCGGCTGCAACGCGAGGCAAACGATTGCGACGATCTCAATCACGGCAGTGACTCCAAACCGACAGCGCGAAAGACGCCGCGCAAAACAGGATCGACATTTTCCAGTGAGCGAACACGAGGAGGCATGCACCGCAGCCCCAGAAAACGGCGGCGAGGTCAAGACGACGGTTGTGCATGACTACCCCGCAGGCAGTAGTTCGCGCCGCAGCTTCTCAAATGCGCGGGTCAAGGGGCCGTACTGTTCGGGACTGGCGTCACGCACCTTGCTGATTCCGTAGCTCGGCAAAATCTGAAGGATGCGCGCCTCGGCGTCGGGGTGGACAAACACCGCCGTAAATGCGCCGCGCAAATCATCGACCGTATATTGATCATCTGGTTTGTCGCCGACCGGTGCCGGCTCAATCGGAGCGGGCGCGCTGGGGGCCGTCACGGTCGCCGCTGCAGGTGACGCTGGCACCGCGCCGGTTGCGCGGGCCGCTTCCATTTCGGCTTTAGTCCGACGACGGCGCTTCGGCGCTTCCTCTGTAACGTCTTCGCCGCCGGGAACCTCGCCATCCGAGGCGGGGTCTTCGACCATGTTTTTTGCAGCCGCTTCGACACCGGCTGCGACGGCTTCAATAAGACGTTCGGTGTTTCCTCCGCCCCCGCCCCCGCCGCCTGCACCCTGTACGGTGCCTTCCGGCGGCAGTTCGATCTTGATAGACGCCGGTTGCGCTGTCGGAGGGTTAGCGACAGCAGCAACCGGCCCGCGGCTTGTGGGCACCGCGTCTTCAGCGCGGGGGGAGTTGCCCGCACCTGAAATGAATTTCGTCACGAGCGCCGCAAAGCCCTCGCTGAACCGCGCGAACATCACGGGGTCATGAAACTTATGCGAGAACTCGAAGGCGATTTGCATGGCGCGTCTCTAAATCCCGGTTGCGCCTGCCCCTAAGCGGTCTAGGGGGCAGGCAAGTTGATCGCTCCTAGAGGCCGTCACCTCGGTGCCGCTGCGATACGCATAAACTATAGGGATTCGAGTAAATAAGGAAATAACGTGCGCATAAAATATGCGTTCAATCAGATAAGCCGCTCAATATCCGATGTTTTCCGCTGCAAAGCCGCTGTTATCCGCTCATCTATCGAGCTTTTGAGCGACACAAACGACGCCAGAACCGGCGACTGCTGGCCTTTACGCCAGGCGCGCGCGATGGCCTGCGTGTTGTTGTGCGGGGTCCATGACGGCTCGGCGAGCAACACGCGATTCGCCTTTGTCAGCGTCAGCCCTTCGCTCGCTGCCGTGATCTGCGCCACCAACACGCGCGATCCACCGTCCTGCTGAAATTCCTCATAAAGCCGTTCGCGCACCTTCGGCGGCGTGCGGCCGTCGTATATTGGTGCTCCGTCCAACAGCGCGGATATGCGGTCGATTACAGCGGTGTGCTGGCAGAAAATCAGCAGCTTGCGGTAGCCGGCTTCGAGCTCGCTGGCGGCCAGTGCGGCTACGCCGTCAGCTTTTGCGAGCCCGACCAGGCGACGCACCGTCGCGATCGCCGGCAGTTCTGCAAACGTCCAGTCGCCGGTTTCTAGCGCACGTTCTATTGCCTCGCGATGCTCATCTTGCAGGGCCGCGTAAGGGTCGCCACCCTTCGCCGCCTCTACGAATACGCGATCGATCGTCAGCGGCGATCGCCCTTCGACGTTCGTCCGGCGCAGCAGATGCGGCGACAGCAGCGTTTTCAGTTCGTCGTGATTTTTCGAGCCGATAACACTGATGCCCCATGCGGACTCGTCCAGGATGCAAAACCGCTCGGCGAACTGGCTGTAGCTGCCGGTCCAGGCGCCGCAGCACTTCGCGAACACATAAAGTTCGCCTGCGTGGTTCGGCGCCGGCGTGCCGGTCAGCAGCCAGACGCGCGGAACGACGCCAAACAGCCCTTTTTTCTGCATGATAGCCCGCGTGCGCTGGGCTTCAGCGGATTTCAGCGCGTGAGCTTCGTCGCAGATCAGCACTTCGGCGCCGCGCTTGCGCAGCTTCCGCAGCACCTCCGGCCGGGACAGCAGCGAATAAGTGACGAACACGACGCCGGCCGCCGGCACATCGTCTTTACTCGAGCGAACGATATGCAGCCGATGCCCGAGCACCGACCATTTTTCAAACTCGGCGGCGAAATTAACGGCCAGTGTCTGGTTAGGTACGACGACGATCGCTGATTCAACACCCAACGAATCGCACGCCCGCACGACCTGCGCCGTTTTCCCGAGCCCCGGAACGTCAGCGAGCATCGCAACGCTTGTCCGCGACAAGAAAGTGGCCCCGGCCAACTGGTCAGCGGTTAGCCTGCTCATTTTGACGCCGCGCAAAGCACGTTTCGAGCGTACAGGGCCAATAATGCCGCTTCGGCCTTGGCGTCGTCGTTCGTTTTAGCGAAATGCTCGCGCACCTGAGGCAGCAGGCGCGCTGCGGTCTCGCGCGCATTGGCCTTGCGCGTCTTGCGGTCGGGCGACGATGGGATTCGAAAATGGGTCTTGTAGGACTTGGGGTGCACCAGCTCGAACGGGATGCGATTCCCGATCACCGCCATTTCGACGTAGCCCGCCGCCTTGCCGAAGCTGCAGGCGGCGCTGGCCGACTGATTACGCACGCCGTCCACATCTTCGACAGCACAAACCGCTGGTTGTGCATCTGCAATCAGTGATAGAAGGTCGAAGAGCGCCGGCTTATCAACAAGGCGTTTCGCCCTATTTGTTTTGCCGACGATTATAGTAGGCATGGCCCAAAAGCGGACGTTTCGTCCGTCGAAAATAGCGATAGCGCCGTCAAGGCCCGGATCTATTCCAACTGTGATCATAGCCGGAAATTATCACGCACATGGTACGCCCCAAAAAACAGGACCACTCCGACAACGAGCCCACGCCGGATACTGAGTGGTTCGTTCAGCGCGCGGCGGAATTTGGGTTTTCGCTCATGGAGCTGTCGCGCCGGACGATGGCCGGCGAGCGGAATCAAGACGCGTTAGGTCGTTTCCTGAGTGGCAAAGGTCGGAACAAGCTACGACCTTCAGAAATCGCTCGGATTTCCGTTGCGCTAGGGGCGCCGATAGCTGAGGTGTTCGCGGCGCTGGGCTTTGACCTGCCGGAAACAGCCTCGTGCACGGCGATCGGGCAGATCGCGGGTGATTCCACGTTCCTTCCGTTCCCCGAGGGCCGGCGCCCTCAAGTACCTGCGCCGTTCGATCACAGTCACCGATACCAAGCTGTCGAGGTCAACGCCCCGTCGCTGTCCGCCTGGCACGACGCGATTTTATATTTCATCCCGGCGGCGGCGGTACAGGTGCGGTCAATAGGCCGCCTGGCTATGGTAGAGCTGGCCGGCTCTACGCCAAAATCCCCTAAAGCTGTCGTGGGGTGGCTCGAGCCTTCCGCCGAGGGCGGGATCAAGTTGCTTGATGGGAAGCAGGAAATTTTAGCCGCAGACATTATCAGCGCAGCACCGATCAAGTGGGTGCGTATGCCTTAGCGGAAAAGCCCGGCGAGGAGACAGACTCGCCGGGCAGTACGCGAAAATGAGGAGGAAACACGCCGATCAGAAAAGCAGCACAAAACTGATCCGCGAAACGCAGAGTACCGCTGCACCGGAAGCGCTCCAAATCGTGTTTCAGAAACGCAGGTGTCGCGTTCCCGAACGGTGACAGAAACAGCAAAAAGCCCGGAAAAACAGCGCCATGTGAGCGCACGGGAACACCTGTCACGAGATTTTATGGACGCGTTCCGTCTGCGAAACGAAATACCCGGACGGAAAGCGCAACCCCATCACCATCCCCTGAAGGTCGCAACGATCAACGACGTGCGCGCAGTACGGAGCTGCAACACGCGCGGCCTGTCGAAACGCGCTGTTCGGGGATCGCCCTTTGGCCAGGGCCTCCCTGGCCCGGTCCGCTGCGTTTAATAGCGCGCGAGCGTCGGCGACGATCTGATCGGAGGTGCGGAAGCGGCTCCGATCCTCTCGGGATAGGGTCACGCACAACTTACACAAACGCACCGGGTCTACCGCCGTTTTACCGTTTGTTTTGCCCATAAAAGCCTCCTGAACACATAAAATATGCGTAACTTAAATGTGTTCGTCGCAAAATTAAGCGCGGAAATGCCGCTAGAGGTTAACAGTCAAAGGACCGTAGCACAGCAGCAACATCGCCCCTGTCCACACTTAACATTTCAACTTTTAACCCTTGCTAAGACAGCAAGACAAACTGAGACAAACTAAGACAAGTCTCGATTTGTCTCGCTGTCCTAGTGAGACAGCGACAAGAGACAAGACAGGACACACCCCTTTAGGGGTGTCCTAGTTTGTCTCGCTTGTCTCAGGACCGGTTTTGTCTAAGTCCGAGCTTAATTTTAATTTTGCCCATGGCCGTTTATCGTGCCGAGCGAATAAAATTTACGAGCCGGTTGCACTAAGTTGTTTTCATGCGTATAAAATATGCGCACGCTAAATTGGAGGGCGCAGTGTCAGATAATCCGCGGGTTGCGATCGGGAATAATTCGGGTGCAGCGGCAACAGACGTCGTGAACGTCACCAACCTCGAAAATGTGTTGCGGGTGTGCCGGGCGGAGTTCAACGCTGGCGCCCAAATCAAGCGGCACGCCAACGAGAAGATCCGCGACGAACGCGCGGACTTCCGGGCGAGGCACACGGACGTCTACGAAGAAATCAACGCGATTATGCTCTCCGCTCGGGAGAGGCTGCAACAGAAGCTCCGCAACAGCGAAAATTATCGGCAGGCGGAAGACGAAAAGCGCGACGGTTCGTTGCGGATGAAAGCCGCGATGAAAAAGCTCAAGGACGCCGGCGGCGACGTGCAGGCGTTCAAAATCGCGAACAAGATGGCAGACATGGACCCGGTTGAGCGTGGCGAGTTTTTCGACGCGATCGATCTGTACGCCAAGGGCCTGCGTTTATGGGGTGACGGGTTCTAAATTTTGCGCGCTGTTTTGTGCGTGATAATTGCCAGAGGGAGCTAAACGCAAACCCGAGGCATTCCCGTGGTCAAGACAAGCGCCCCCCGAATCCTGATCTGCGAAATGTCAGGGCGCCAGTTCGAATATCTGGGCTATGGGCGCCCGCCTAAGGTTCATCCCGAGATCCGCAAAGAGCGGGAGCGCCAGCGACGCCAAGCTGCTTATGCGCGCAAACAGAGCGCCAAGGGCAAGGCCGTAAACCGCCGGGCTGCATAATGGCGGAACACGTTTCGAGCGTTGCCGTGTCTATCCGATTCCGGTGCGGCTTCTGGTTTGCCTACTTCGCTCTCTCGCCGTTTTTGCTTTGCGGTTGGACAAACCGTTTCGCTGTTTCGTTTCTGGTCCGCTACTTCGTTCAGCTTGATTATCGTGCCGGGCGCTGACGATAAGCGCCCTTGGCGTAAGCTGTACGGTAGCCGATGGCAGCGCGAGCGCCTGCGCTATCTAGCTAAACACCCGCTTTGTGTTCGATGCCAAGACCGCGGCCGGCTGGTGCCGGCGACGGTCGTTGATCATGTGCGCCCGCATCGGGGAGACCTGCAGTTATTCTGGTCGCCGACGAATCGGCAGGCGCTATGCAAGGCTTGTCACGATGGGTGGAAACAGTCGCTGGAAAAAGCACCGGACGCTTGCCGAATTGACGGCTACCCGAAAGACGGGGGATGGTGACGGCGTTTCGAAACGCATTTCGAAACGACAAAACGCGACTGATTCGGATTTGACTTGCAACCGTTAAGAATGAGAAAACTTTTTGACCCTTCAATGAGAGACCGGCGGGGCGAGGACACATTTTCAATTGCGCGGGTTTTGAGCGAAAAACTTAGACGGATATAAAAACGAAATTTGACATGGGAAAACGGGGGCCAAAACCGAAGCCGACAGCGCTTAAAATTTTAGAGGGAAATCCGTCTCGGCGGCCCCTAAATGAGCTTGAGCCAGCTTGCGATTTGCCGCCGGTAAAACCGTCCGTCGTCGCAATGGACGAAATCGCATCGCTCGAATGGGACCGGCTAATTAACGCGATGCCGCCCCAGCTTTATACGGCGATGGATACCACCACCCTGGCCAATTACGCGTTAGCGTGGTCCATGTTCGTAAAAGCTCAGAACGACATCGAGAATAACGGTTTGAGTATCGAAATTTCAGAAACAACGGACGCCGGGACTAAGGTCGTCGTTTCGGTCAAAACAAACCCGGCAGTGCGAGTGTGGCGAGCAGCAAGCGAAACCCTCCTAAAGTGCGCCGACCGGCTAGGGCTGCATCCGGGCGCAAGGACAAGGCTCGAGCTGCCAAAGCGCGGCGAGACTCCGAAAAGCAGCTTTGCGGGCTTGCTCGGTCGAACCCGATAATTCAGCAGGCGCTTGCGGAAGATTGGAACCTCGAGCGCTGCCAACGGATCATAGACTTTCTCGAGCACTTGAAAGTGCCGAGCGGCGTAGGCCAAGGCACGCCGCTTAAGCTGATCGACTTTCAGAAGGAATTTATCCTCAACGTCTACGGGCCACGTAACCCGTCAAACCGGGACTTGCGGCGCATCCGGCGCGCGCTGCTTTCGATCGCGCGCAAGAATGGCAAAAGCGCACTAGCCGCCGGGCTCGTGCTGGTGCACTTGGTCGGGCCGGAGGCGATACCGAACGGCGACGTGCTGTCCTGCGCGACGGATCGCGGCCAGGCGGCGTTAATCTACAAGATGGCTAAGCAGATGGTTGAACTCGATCCTGAGCTTTCAGCCATGTGCAAATGTCTCGACAGCATCAAGCGCATTGTCTGTTACCACAACGGCAGTTTTTACCAGTCTCTCGCAGCAGACGGCCGGCGGAATCACGGCGGCAACCCTGTTTTCTGCATCTATGACGAGCTGGCGCAGGCGCTTGACCGCGAACTGTATGACACCATGGAAACGGCGTTTGGTGCGCAGGCTGAAGGTCTGTTTTTGGTGATTTCGACACAAAATAACGACCCGACGCACGTCATGACGGAGCTTTGCGACGATGCGTTTGCGCAGCGCAGCGGGATGTACGACGACCCTTATTTTTACGGGATTGTCTACGGGACCGCGGAAACGCCAGACGGTTTTGACGTCTACGACGAAGCAAATTGGTATTTGAGCAACCCCGCGCTGGGGCAGTTCAAAGTTATCGACCACATGCGCGCCCTGGCCTTGAAGGCGAAAAAATCGCCATCTTCCGAAGCTTCGTTCATGTCGCTCGACCTGAACATGCGCGTTGACGGCACGCACCGCCTCGTCAACTCGAGCGATTGGCGTGCGTGCCAGACGCCGTTTTCGCCCGACGAGATGCGCGGGCTCAAATGCTATGGTGGGCTTGACCTTTCTTCGCGTCAGGATCTCACCGCTTTTACGCTGTCTTGGGTGCAGCCGGACAACGTATGCGTCGCGTCGCGCACTTGGTTCTGGACGCACGCACACGAACTTGAGGATCGGGAGAAAAAGGACGGCACGCGTTATCGTGAATGGGCCGCCGCCGACTGGCTCACAATTCTGCCCGGCAAGTCCGTGTCGTTTAAGGCGGTTGTGCAGGCGATTTTTGAAATCACGAAAGGTCACGACCTGCAGGCGATTTGCTTCGACCGCTACCGCATCGATGAGCTTAAACGCGAGATGGAATACGAAGACATCGAGGAAGATACTTTCAAGCTGGTTGAGTTTGGCCAGGGGTACAAGGACATGACCGGCGCGGTTGACGCGCTCGAAACGCGCGTGATCGAGCACACGCTGCACCACGACGGCAACCCGCTGCTGACGTACTGCCTCGCTGGCGTGAAGATCATGAAAGACCCCGCCGGCAATCGGAAATTCGACAAAAGCAAGTCCACGCGTAGGATTGACGGCGCGGTTACGCTCGCAATGTCGCTCGCCGCCATTGCAAAAGCGGAGAAACCGGAGCCACCGAAGAAAAGTCCATATTTGCAGCGGGGTTTGCGTGTCCTCTAAATCCGTGTCCATCACCCGCGGCCTGCGAAATTGGATCTTCGGCAGCGTTACGGAAGCCGGAGGCGGCCGGATCGCTCACACGACAGAGCAAATTCAGGAAATGCTGTCGCGCGAGGCATACGGCGACGACAGCGGCGGCGCGGTCTCGGACTCGCGAGCGCTCGGCGTTGCGGCTGTGTGGGCTTGCGTGCGTTTGCTGTCTACAGCCGTCGCAATGTTGCCCTTGGCGCTATACCGCCGCGACGGCGAACGCAACATTCTCGAAGACGACATGCCGGTGCATGACGTACTGGCCGAAAAGCCTAACTCCTGGCAATCGCCGTTTGAATTTATGCAGATGGCGATGGTTCACTTGCTTATGAGGGGCAATTTTTACGCCGAAAAGGTCGTTTATCGGGGCAAATTGACGGCTTTGATACCGCTCAACTCGGCTTATATGCAGCCCAAAATATCGCCGAACGGCGTGCTAATGTACCTGTACCGCGCGCCTGATGGGCGGGTAGTGCCGTACAAGCAGCATGAAATCTTGCACATCCGAGGGCTCACGGTTGACGGTATCGCCGGTCTGAGCGTGCTTCAGGCTGCGCGACGCGCGGTAAACGTGTCCGCCAAGCTCGAGGGCTATTCTTCAGGGATGATGGATAACGGCGCCCGCCCTACAGGTGTGCTCGAGACTGACGAAGAGCTCAACGAAGAGGCGTTTCAACGGATAAGGCAAGACTTTGAGGCCAATTTCGTCGGTACCGCAAATGCCGGCCGGCCGTTGATCTTGGAATCTAAACTGAAATGGCGGCAGCTTTCGCTCAACGCCGCCGACGCGCAATTTATCGACCAGCGCAAATACACGCGCGCCGAAGTCGCGATGTTTTTCGGCGTTCCTCCGCACATGATCGGCGACATTGAGCGCGGCACGTCGTGGGGCTCCGGCATCGAGACGCAGAATCTCGGATTTCTCGTGCACACGTTGATGCCGTATCTCGTGAACATTACGCAGGCGTGTGAACGCGATTTGTTGCTTGATAGTGAGCGGGGTAACTTCGTTTTGAAGTTTGACACAAGCCTGTTGACGCGCGCGGACTTTGGCGCACGGCAGACAGGTTTGCAGATTCAAAAGCGAAACGGGGTTATTTCGATCAATGAGTGGCGCAAGATTGAAGGCCTCGACCCGCTCGAGGAAGACGGCGCGGACAAGCACACGTCAGATCAGAACCCCGTCCCTGCCGGTGGCGGCTCGCGCGAAGGCCGTCAGACCGCTGAAGATTAGTGCTCGTGCCGGCGAGACCGATCGCGACGAGATCTTCAGCAAGAACGGCGCAGCGTTTTCCGTTCAAGCGCGCGCCGGCGTCACCGAAATCACGCTTTACGACGAAATCGGACGTTGGGGCGTCAGCGCGAAGATGTTTCGCGCGGCGCTTGAAAGCATCGAAACCGACGAAATCGTGCTCAATATCAATTCTCCAGGAGGCGACGTTTTCGACGGAGTTGCGATATATAACGACCTTCTTGCGCATAAAGCATCGGTTGTGGTACGCGTAACGGGTCTCGCCGCTTCCGCCGCATCCTTGATCGCGATGGCAGGTGACGAGATCGAGATTGCGGAGAATGCGTTTTTCATGATCCACAATGCCTGGTCGATTGCCGTTGGAGACGCTCGCGAGATGACAGCGCGCGCGAAGCTCCTCAAGACGATAGACGGCAAGCTAGCTGACACCTATGCCAGCCGGACCGGCCAGGAAATCCCGACGATAAAGCAGCAGATGGACGACGAAACGTGGCTCACCGCCGAAGACGCGGTTGAGTTGGGCTTCGCAGATCGCTTGATCGACAACGACACCGAGGCGGAAGCCAAGGCGTCGTTTGATCTCGCACCGTTCAAGAACGTGCCGCGCGCGCTTAAGGCGACGCGGCGCAAGACGCGAAGTCCGAAGCCTGACGCACCTTTGGTGCCGGCTGCGCAGACAGATTTCTCGTCTCTCGTGGCTGCGCTCAACGCGCTGCATGGGACGATCGCTGCTTAATTTTGGCTTTTGGGATTAAGGAAACCCACATGCTGCATTCTACGACGGCCCGTCGCGGCCGGACGCCTCTCGTTGTGCCGGGTCTGCTGCCGGGCGTCGCCCGCGCCGACGCAGCGCCGAGCCTGGCGGAAGTGAAGAACATCGTTGAAGGTGTGCAGACCGCCTTTGCGGCGTTCAAGGCGCAGAACGACAAGGAAATTGCCGAGCTGAAGCGCGGCCAGTCCGATGTTGTGACGCGCGAGCACACGGACCGCATCAACAGCGAGCTTTCGGCTCTCGACAAGGAGCTGAAGGAACTCAACGAGCGTATGGCGCTCGCGAACACGGCACGCAGCAGCGATAACGAACTGACGCCCGACCAGGCTGCCTACGCGGACGCGTTCCGCAATTGGTTTGCCGGCGGCGAAGGCGAACAAGGCCTGCACGCACTGGCCGTCAAAGCCGCAATGACGACCGACTCCAAGCCGGACGGCGGTTTCCTCGTGCCGACGACTGTCGAAACGGCGATTTCACGTGTCGCAGAAGCCCGTTCCGTCATGCGCCAGTTGGCGCGTGTCGTGTCGATTTCAACCAAGAGCTACACGAAGCTGCATAACCTCGGCGGCGCCGGCTCTGGTTGGGTTGGCGAAAAGGGCGCACGCCCGCAGACTCGCACCCCTGAACTGTCTGAGATCGAGATTCCGACGCACGAACTGTACGCCAACCCGGCGGCTTCGCAGCAGCTTCTTGACGATGCACGCATCGACATCGCGGCGTGGCTCGCCGAGGAAGTCAACGTCGAGTTTGCAGAGCAGGAGGGCGCGGCGTTCTTCTCTGGCGATGGTGTTGTGAAGCCCCGCGGGTTCCTCGCTGAACCGATCGTTGCGAACGGCTCTTACGCCTGGGGCAAGCTGGGTTACACGCCGACCGGCGTTGCCGGCGCGCTGTCTGACAGCACGCACAACGGTGCGGATGCCCTTATTGATCTGGTGCACTCGCTCAAGCCGGCGTACCGGAGCAACGCGCGGTTCCTGATGAATGATCTCACGGTCGCGAAGATCCGCAAGTTGAAGGATGGCGACGACAACTATCTGTGGCAACCGTCGATTCAGGTTGGCACGCCGTCGTCGCTGCTCGGATACGCCGTCGCGGAAGACGACCACGCGCCTGACGTTGACGCCGGCAAGTTCCCGGTTGCGTTCGGCGACTGGCAGAGCGGCTACACGATCGTTGATCGCATCGGCGTTCGCATTCTGCGCGATCCGTTCTCGTCCAAGCCCTACGTGCTGTTCTACACGACCAAGCGCGTCGGCGGAAAGGTGACGAATTTCGAAGCCATCAAGCTTCTTAAGGTCGCCGCCAACTAATCGGTGTTGGAGCCGCTTTTGCGGCTCCAACTTTCCCGTTCCTCTTTCAGAGAGATCAGAACAATGCGTTTCGACATCCATTCCGTGTGCGCGGTTCAGAACGTGTTCGGACCTGCCGCACTCACCGCCGACAACACGCCAGCGCCGATCGACCTGCAGGGCTTTCACGCTGCGGAAATCGTGCTCGGCGTAGGCATCGGCGGCATTACGTTTACCGGCGAGAACAAGATTGAATTTGTGCTGACGCATTGCGACACGTCTGACGGCGAATATACGCCCGTTACGCTTGATGACGTGCTTGGCGTTCCGGCGGTTGCGAGCGGCATCATTAAGGCGCTGACGACTGCCCACGGAGCCGCTGCGACGTATCGTGTCGGCTACCGCGGAGGCAAGCGGTTCCTGAAACTGCTTGCCGACTTCAGCGGCACGCACGGCACGGCGACACCGTTGCACGCAACGGTCGTCAAGATGCACCCGGAAGTTTCGCCGGTCGCTGACGCCGCGTAACGCCTGACAACCAAGCGTAGAACAGAGATCGCAGATGCAGTTGAACTTGATAGCAGCGCCGGCAACGCAGCCCGTAACGCTCGAAGAGGCGAAACTGCATCTGCGTGTTGAACACGAAGTTGAAGACACGTTGATTTCGGGGCTGATCGCTGCGGCGGTCGCCGAGATCGACGGCCGGCACGGCTACTTGCGCCGGGCGCTGGTAACGCAGACGTGGGAGCTAACGTTAAGCCGTTTCCCGGCGGCGCGGCGCATCGTACTTCCGATGCCGCCCCTGCAGAGTGTGGAAAGCGTAAAATACTACGACGGGGCCAACAACGAACAGACGTTTGACGCAGACAACTATGAAGTTGTCGGGACGGACGAACAAGGTTTTGTCGCCCTGAATATCGTCTCGAGCTGGCCGGCCACGTACGACCGCGAAAAGGCGGTGACGGTGCGGTTTGTCGCCGGGTACGGTGCCGCGGCCAGCGTGCCGGCGAACATCCGCCAGGCTATTTTGCTGCGTGTTGGCGATCTTTACATCAACCGCGGCGACATGCCGTCCGATCCAGATGCAAACCTGGCCGTAAAGCGTCTTTTGGCGCCCTCGCGCCGCGTGGTGCTGGCATGATCGGCGGACGCCGCGAACGCATCAGCGTTAAACGCAGGACGCGCACACAGCGGGCTGATGGCGGGTTTGACGTCACGCCAACTGTGATTGCGACGCGGTGGGCTTCCGTTCGGCCGGTACAGACGCGTGCCGACGAACGCGAACAGGCAGGACGACTGCAGGGCTCGTGCACGTACCTGATCGAGATCGACAACAAAGTTGAGCTGACCGCTGACGACGTGATCGTTTGGGATACCGCAGGCGGCGCGGAAATGAACGTGCGCGAGGTGCGCCGAGAGGGTTCACGCCCGTTCACGATGCAGATTGTTGCCGAACTCGGGACGGTGATCAGTGGCTAGGCGCCGCGTAAACGACAGCCGCTTGCGCCGAAAACTGCGGCGCTTTCCAGAAGAATTGCGCGCAGAAATCGCCCTGCCCATGCGCTTGAGCGCAGAGGAACTGGCGGACGAATTGACCGTCACCGCGCCGCGTGACGATGGAGACCTTGCGGAAGCCGCGCACTGGCGCATGTCGCGTGATGGACTCTCGGCGCAGGTCGGATACGGCAATCAACCGGGTTTCAAGCGCCAATGGAAGCGTGGCGGGTTCAAGGCGTTGTGGCAAGAGTTCGGAACGAAACACCACCCGGCGCAATCGTTCATCCGCCCGGTGTTCCGCGGGAAACTCCGAGTCATTCTTGAGCGCATCAATCGCGCGGTTGGGCGCACATTGCGCCGTGCGTCGTCAGGGGATTTCTGATGAGTTGTGATCTGGCGTTTCAGACTCTTTTTGCGACGGAAATTGCGCTTGTCGTCACGGGGGTGCCGATTGGATCACACCCGCCGGCGAACGGGCCGTTGCCTTATGTGCAGTTCGGGCAGAGTGAGATCACGGACGATTTCGTGCCGGGGCACCGCGTGTTGATGGAGGTGCACGTCTGGTCAAAGGTCGAAGGCCCGCACGAAGTAAAGGACATTCAGGGCAAAATCCGCGGCGCTTTGCACGGGCGGTGCCTTACCGGTGCCGGCTGGCGCTTCACTTGCGTTCGCGAGGATACAGCACGCACGTTTTTAGACGTTGACGGTGAAACGTGGCACGGTGTGCAACGTTTTCGCGCGTCCGCGAGCCCAACTTGATTTGGAGTAATTCAGATGGCTGCACAGTGTGGCGGTGCGATTGTCGTGTCATTCGAAACCGCAGGCGAGACACCGACGTACAAGGTAGTTGCGGGGCTCCGCACGCGCAGCATCTCGCTTAACTCCGAAACTGTTGACGTCACCAACGCCGACAGCTCCGGCCACTGGCGCGAGCTGTTGGCTGGTTGCGGTGTGCGCTCGGCGTCGATCAGTGGCAGCGGTGTTTTCACCGGCAACGAGGGCTTTGACGAGGTGCAGGATGCGTTCATGGACCGCAGCGTGCGCGACGCTAAGATCCTCATTCCTGGCTGGGGCACATTTGAAGGTCCGTTCCGAGTTTCGTCGCTCGAGATCAGCGGCGAGTATAACGATTCCGTTCAGTGCTCTATGTCGCTGGAAAGCGCCGGCGCGCTGACGTTTACGGCGATAGGAGCCTAAATGCTCGAAATTACGTTCGGCGGCGTAAAGCGCGATTTGCGGATTGAGCTTAAAGAGGCTCCGAAGCTCGAGGCTGCAACCGGCCTCGGCGCGCTCAAGCTCTATGAAGCGCTGCATAAGCGCGAAGTGACTACGACGCAGCTCGCCGAAGTGCTGCGCGTAGCGCTAGCGACGAACGGTGTGCGGTACTCGACTGACGAGGTGTTTGAACTAATCGCGGTCGAAGGTCTCGCGAACGCTTACGCCGTCGCTGAAATGGTCGTGGTGCAGCTCTTCCTTTTGCCTGACGAAGCGAAGGCCGCGGCAGAAGGAAAAAAGTCCAAGGCGGCGGCCCGGCGCCCGAACGCTTCCCACTAGACCAGTACATCGGCGCCGGCGCAGTCATGGGCTGGTCGGCGGCCACCACTCTCAGTCACACGAATTGGGAATTTCACGCCGCTTGGTTAGGCTGGGCGCGGTTCAACTGCGCGCCAGCAAAGCAAGAGGGCATGACCCACGCCGAGCTTGACGCGATCCGCAGAGAGTACGGTATCTGATGGCTGGCGAGTTCGAGCGTTTGCTTATCCGTCTCGAGGCGGACACGGCTATTCTGCGGCGCGAGCTTGAGCGCGCGGACAAACAGGTAGCGGGGTTCAGCGACAACGTTGACCGCAACTTGGCGCGGTCTGAGCGGCGCTTTTCCAGCTTTGCCGCTGCCGGAAAGCGCGCGATCGGCGCGCTGTCTGCCGCCTATCTCGCCCGAGAAGTAGTGTCGCTCGCCGACACCTACACGAACATGGCCAACCGGCTAAAGTTCGTAACGGAAAACGCCGCACAGCTTGAGGCGGTGCAGAAACGCCTGTTTGAGATTTCGCAGACTACGCGCGTAGACTTGCGCGACACTACGGAGCTCTATTCGCGCATGGCGTTCGCGCTGCGTGATCTCGGTCCTAGCCAAAACCAGGTTCTCAAATTTACGGAGAATTTGAACAAGGCGCTCACGCTGTCCGGCGCCGCGGGCGCAGAGGCGTCCGGCGCTTTGATCCAGCTTTCGCAAGGTTTGGCGTCCGGCGTGCTGCGCGGCCAGGAACTTAACTCGATCCTCGAGCAGACGCCTTACATTGCGTCGCTGATCGCCAAGCAGCTCGGCGTTACGACGGGTGAACTTCGCTCGTTGGGCCAGCAAGGGAAGATTACGGGTAAGGCCGTGTTTGACGCGATGATCAACGCGTCGCAGGAACTAGACGACAAATTCAAGGACACGGTGCCCACGGTCTCGCAAGGAATGACCAGCATCGGCAATTCCGCGCTGAACCTGGTAGGGCGTTTCAACGAGGCCACGGGGTCAGGGCAGAAGTTTGCGGAGGTGCTGCAGAAAATCGCCAAAGGCATCGACGGAATTGATTTCAGAAAGCTCGAGCGTAGCCAGGCCAGAGGAAAGCCGTTTGGTGCTACCGGGGGCGTGTTGGGTTTAGCTCATATGTTCGGCATCCTCCCGAACCCAATGGAGCAAGGCGAATGGGAAACGTCCGTAACGCCGAACATGGACGCTACGACGGAGGCTGTCGAAGCTGACGCTGCCGGCCGCGAAGCGCGGTTGAAGCAGCTCGCCGAGCATTGGGATAACTACAATCGGTCCTACCGGACCGCGCTGCAGGACATGCTTGATCTCGACACGACGCCGATAGGCGACAAGATTGATGCGATCACAGACGCTTGGCAGCGGGGCATGATTTCGCACCGCGATTACGAAAAAAGTATGCGGAAAGTGAAGCAACAGCAGTCGCAGATCATGGACGATCTGCTGACGCAGACGGTATCCACCGGGCGTGCGATCTTCGGCGAGAACAAGAAATTTGCGATCGCGGAAGCGGCGATCAGCACCTACCAGGGTGTGAGCAAAGCGCTCGGCGCGTATCCGCCGCCGTTCAACTTCGCGATGGCGGCGCTTGTAGCTGCTCAAGGTTTCGCGCAGGTGGCGAGCATTCGCAGCACGAACCCCGGCAGTGGCGCCGGCAGCACCAGCATTTCGACCGGCGGCGCAACTTCAGCAGGTTCCGCAGGCGGGGGCGAAAGTTCAGAGGGTGGAAGCTCCCCCGGCTCCGCGCGAGCCATCAACGTCTCGCTTGTCGGGCGCATGTTCGATCGCGAACAGGTTCGCGAATTGATCGAAGGGTTAAACGACGCCATAGCTGATGGTGCTCGTTTGTACGTCAACGCTGCGTAGGCCCTATGCTGTACCTGTCGCCGGGGTTAGTCCTGGCAAAACCGCAAATCGTACATGACAACACGCCGCTGATCGGCTGGCGCAACCTCGTGACCGCGGCCAATGTCACGGCTACGACCGCAGATCCGCTGTTCCCCGCGCTCAACCTTGGCAATCCGTCTACCGTTTTGGCCTGGCAAGCATCGAGCACCGACGCCCAATACCTGACCGTGACGTTTTCCGGCGTTGTTGCTGTCGATTATGTTGCGCTTGTCCGGCACAACTTAGGCGCCGTTGGCGCAACGGTCAGTGTCGAAGGGCTGTACGATTCTGAGTGGGTCGCGCTATCAGAAACGGTAGTGCCCGGCAGCGACGCGCACTTGCTTTTTCGGTTCGAAGAGACGTCACCGGAAGCCTTGCGCGTGAAGATCGACGGCGTAAGCGCTCCAGCCACCCTGGCCGTTATGTACGTCGGCAAAATGATGCCCATGGAACGCGGCATAAACCTCGACACTCCGCATACGCCGTTGAATCGGGGGCGTGTCACGAAACAGGTGCAAGGTTTTTCGGCCGCCGGCGACTACCTCGGGACAATCATCACAGGGCGACACTCGGCGTCAACGGAGCAATTTTCACACATCAGCCGAACTTGGTTTGACGCCGAATTTGCGCCGTTCATCGAGTTCGCGGCGGAACATCCGTTTGTCTACGTCTGGCGTCCCGCCGAGTATCCGGATGAAATCGGCTACGCCAAGCTAACGTCGGACGTCACGCCGTCCCGCACGCCGAAAACCGGGCGCTATGCCGTGCAACTGCAGATGCAGGGCGTGCTGGCATGACGAAAGTTGTGACGTACATCGAAATCGACGTTCCATATTGTGCGTTGAGCTACGGCACGTCGCCTTGCGTGGCGGCGCTTGGCACTACCGGCGATGCCAAATGCTTCAACACGCTGCGGACTTGCCAAGATCCGGCCAATTTTGATAACGCGCCCGTGACGCTGCGCTTTGCAATGGAGGGATGTGACTACCTCCCGCGCGACGTTTTCGCGCTTCCGTGTGTGCAATCGGTCTCTATGTCGCCGGGCGTCGTGTCGCTCGGAAAAAATCTCGGCGAACGCGCAACGCTGACCGTTACGCTGAAGGATTTTCCGTCAAGTGACACCGGGCCTGCGGGCGACAAGTACATCGCCGAACGCGGGTATGACGCATTTAAGCAGGGCACGTATTGGGGCAAGTTTCGCGCGCGCCAACCTTATGTGCGCGGAAGGGCGTTGCGTTGGGTCCGCGGCACTGTAAACGGTGGCGCTTTCGTCGCGACCGAAACCCGGCATTACGTCATTGACTCGTTTGACGGTCCGCGGCCTGACGGCACTTTCGCGCTCGTTGCTAAAGACGTCCTCAAGCTAGCTAGCAACGATCGTGCGGTAGCGCCGAAACTGAGTAACGGGCGTCTTGGCGCCAGCATAACGAACGTAGCGACAAGCTTTACGTTACTGCCTGTCGGCGTTGGAAATCTCGAGTACCCAACTTCGGGGTGGATGTCGCTATCAGGCAAAGAGACGGTTGCGTTTACGCGTGCTGGCGACACAGTTACACTGACCGCACGCGCACAATGGGGGTCTACGGCTGTTGCGCACAGCGCGGGCGGCAGAGCGCAGGTTTGTTTGCACGTCAACGGTGAAGACCCCGCCGACATTATCCGCGATTTGCTGGTAGATTTCGCGGGGGTTGAACCTGCGTTCATCCCGCTTGACGCTTGGAAGCTGAGCACGTCCACTTATCTAGGGAACGTTTACACCTCGCTTATTTGCGAGCCGACCGGTGTAGAGACGTTGTGTTCGGAGATCATCGAACAAGCAGGGCTCGTTGTCGGGTGGGATGACGTTGCGCAGCAAATCAAGCTGGACGTGCTGCGTAACGTGCTACCTACTGCTGCGAAATTCAGCGAACGCAACATCCTGCCGGACAGTCTCACCGTCCGCGAACAGCCCGACAAGCGGCTGTCGCAAGTCGTCATTTATTTCGGTATGCGTAACCCGCTTGAGTCACTGGACAACCCCGACAACTATCAGTGCACAGAGCTGGTGGCCGCTTTAGAGTCCGAAGGCTATTACGGTTCGTCGGCGATACACACGATCTACTCACGGTGGATCTCGTTTCCGAGCCGAGCGGTCGCTACGCGGCTGGGGAGCATTCTGCTCGCCCGGTTTCAAAACCCCCCGCGTAAAATCGGATTTAGCGTGTTCCGGGAGGGCGTCGGCATCAGCCCTGCTCCGATCGGCGGCTACCGCGTTGAGTATGCAGGCGGCCAGGACATGTTTGGGGCCCGTGAGCAAGTGCCCGTTCAGGTCACGAAATTGAATCCGAAAGCCGAAGCGATCGACGTAGAAGCTGAGGAGATCATTTTCGCGGGCGTGGATCCGGGTGACGTCACGGACCGCGTGGTCATTCTGGATTCCGACCAGTATGATTTGTTCCTTCCCGCCCTGCACAATACGAATTACGCCCCGGTTACGCCGCAAGACGTCCTCGATGGCGTGAATCTGACCGTGCTTGTCCAAGCCGGAACAACGATCGGCGGCGCAACAGCCGGCACTTCCGGCTTCGCGCTGCGCATAGGCGCTACCGGCACAGACTGGCCCCCCGGATTTCCGATCAAGTTGGTCGTTGCAGGTCGCCTTCGCGGAAGGGCGGGCAACGGAGGCAACGGCGCGGACGCCTCCGGCTATAATGCGGGGGCGGGACAAGCTGGGGGGTCGGCGCTGCACACCCGCCACCCCGTCACCGTTGAGCTTTTAGCTTCAGGACAGATCAAAGGCGGCGGTGGTGGGGGCGGCGGTGGCGCGAACCTTGTTTATATCCCCGCTTACAACAAATACGCGCGCTACGCGCCGGGCGGCGGCGGCGGTGGGGGCGGCGGCGCGCTTTCGGGGGTAGGCGGAACTCGGGGCGGCGGTAACTTCCCTGGGGGCAACGGCGGTGCGGGCACCGTCGATGCTGGAGGCGCGGGAGGCGCCCCAGGCACAGGTCAATTGAGCAGCACCGGCGCGGCTGTGCCTGGCAGCGGCATAGCGGGCGGCGCGGGAGGCGCCCCAGGCCAGGCGGGCACCGCCGGTGGATCTTACACCGCGTTCGGACCTTACCCGCCAGGTAACGAGCAACGCAACGCCAGTGCTGGCGGTGCGGGCGGCGCAGCGGGACGCGCAATCGACGGCGTTTCTTTCTGCACATTCGCAATCAACGCCGGCCAGCGCGCCGGACCAGAAGTGAATTGAGGCTTATATGTTTTCGCGATGGGAGCAGACGGTCGTAGACGAGTTTGGCAATCGCATCGACCAGCCAACGGTGCGTGTTGAGCGTGAGCAAATCGGGTTGCCGCTGGCGCCGCTGAAAACGGACAAGGAGGGCTCCGGTTCGTTGTCGAACCCATTCACCCCCGCGCCGGGCGTTGACCCGATGTTCTACGCGTCGGGCGGACTGTACCGCATCACCGTGAGCAAGGGCGCGTATTCTCGGGTTTACCGTGACGTTCCGCTAGGGTCCGCGGCAGCGACCGACTCGCCGCCGTTGATCCCGTCCGGTTTTTGGTCGGCAGAAATCCAGTATGACACGAGTCAAGTGGTAGTGGCTGGAGGCGCTACCTACGCGGCCTCGGCACCGAGTGTCGGAGTTGAGCCCGGCGTTACGGAGGGTTGGGGGGATGCGTGGACGTTGCTTGTCGCGAAAGCCGAGCAGGGCGACAAGGGGGATAAAGGCGACAAGGGGGATAAAGGCGACAAGGGGGACGCGGGCGACGGTATTACCGGCGGCGTGCTTGCGCTGACACTGCGATCGCCGGCACCTACACTGCCCCCGGCGGGCGAAATGCAGCTCTTCGCGGGCACGGACAAAAAAATATACACGCAGGACGAAGATGGGTTTACGCAGCAGATCGGCGGGGATCCCTTGCCGCCGGGTTATGAGCAGCTTCTGACGTCGGTCGGGGTGATTGCGATGCAGCTCGCCGACGTAATCAACTTTGCCCAAGTGCCTAGTCAAGACCGGTTTGCGGACAGTTTCGACGCTCTAACCTATGTTGACGTAGCGGCGGCCAGCAATCTTGACACCTCGGCGCCGGGTCTGCTTAAGCCGACCACTTCTGCGGGCACTACTGCAACGATAGCTACCGCGAACGGCACGGCCGGCATTCAGAACATTACAATGTTCGCTCGCGCTGCAGCTGTACAGAATAGCGTCGTCGTAAACACGATTGGCGCCTACTCAGCGACAGCACGCGCCATGGAGCTCAAAATTGCGCTTCGCAACTCCGCGGGGAATTACTCAGTTGTCGTAAACTTCGCAGCGTCGCACCCAGGGGGAGGATGGGCTGATTTTTCGTTGCCCGTGCCGTATGCAGTACCAGCGAGTGGCACGTATTACATCGGCGCTTACACTACCGTTGCAAACCCGGACGTTAACACGGCGACGCCTCGTGCATGGCTCAGCGGCAACCAGGTCGGTACAGCCGGTGGATACACAGAGGACGCGGTACAGGGATTTGCTTTGCGCTATACGCACTCCGCCAGCATCAACAACCTCACCGTATCGACAACGGGCCTGCCTCTCGTTGGCGCGCCCGACGTGATGCATGGACTCTTACTCGCGCGACACGCCAGCGGCGTCACCCCTGACGTTGACGTGCTGTTAGATTTCTCCCGAAACAATGGGGGGCTATGGGTGCCTGCGCCATTGGTCAAGTTGCGAGACGTACCGGTTGCAGGCGGCACAGCTCTGACACTATTCGGGACGGGGTATGTTGACTTAACAGGACACGCGTTCGCCACGGCGGCCAAGGTTCGTATGCGGACCGCAAACAAAGTGGTTGAGATTCACGGGCTGTTTGCTTACGGGCTGACATAACAGCGTTCGCAATTTCGTTTGACATTTGCGTCATGGCATAAACGTGCCATGACGCAAACAGCCGCATCTATACGCAACAAGAACCCTGGCGCCCAATACCCCGGCGAGTCCGCCGCGAAATTTGGCGGCAACCGGTACGAAACGCTGCGCTCTGGCGACGGCGAGCATAAGATCGCGACTTTCGCGACGTTCGAAGATGGCGGCGCGGCGCTATTCGATCTTCTGCTGACGCACTATGCGTGGTTGCCGCTTGAGGCGGCACTCACGAAATGGTCTGGCGGTTATCGTTCGGGCGCCTACACGCGTTTCGTCAGCGAACGCACAACCATCAAAGCCGACACCGTGCTGAGCGTCATGCTGTTGCGGGACCCGCGACAGGCGATCCCGCTCGCGAAAGCAATGGCGCATTGGGAAGCGGGGCAAGAGTATCCCATGACCGATAAGCAGTGGGCGAAGGCCCACACCCTGGCCGTCGCAGCAGACACACCTGCAGACACACCGGCAGACGAGGTGCCGCCCTATCTCGAATATGCAATTTCGAAGCTGGGGCTGAAAGAGATTCCTGGAAAGGAAGATCACAACGACGATATTGTGGCGATGTTCCGTACGGTTGGCCGGGACGAGGTAAAGAACGACGAAACCGCGTGGTGTGCGGCGTTTGTCGGCGCGTGTCTCGTGTTCACCGGGTACAAGCTGCCGCCGGTGCCGCGCACCGAACTGTTGATGGCGCGCTGCTATCTCAAGCTGCCGCAGCAGGTCAGCACGAAGAACGTCCGGCCCGGCGATATTCGCATAGAGGCGCGCGGCCCGGCACCGTTCGGCCACGTTGAAATCGTGGTTGAAGTCGATCACGCGCGCAAGACGATCAAGACGATCGGCGGCAACGTCAGCAACTCTGTTGCGTACCGCACGAAGTCGCTGACGGGTGGCGGGTTGCTCGGGTATCGTCGCCCGTCGCGCGATCCAGCGAGCGTCAAGTTCGTCGTCAAGTCTACGCCAATGACGGTGCTCGTCGGGCTTTTCGCTTCCGCCTCCGCATACCTTTACGGGGCTATGGATTGGGTGGCGAACGGGGTGCTCGGGCTGCTTGGTATCCTCCCGAACGCAGTGGACGCCGCCGCGCCTCATATCAGCATGACGCAGCAGGTGTATAGCTGGCTCGGGTTCCCGCCGAGCACATGGCTGATCGGCGGCATTCTCGGCAGCTCGTTCGCGATGCTCGCGTATCACACCTGGAAATCGGAGCGCGCGAAGTGATGCAGCTTTGGGATAATCTGTCGTGGCTTTGGGCGCTGTTGCCGTTCGCTGCTTACGCCGTGCGCTTCTCGCGCTTCGTCGGGATGCTCGGCTTTCTCGGGCCGTTCGCCGAGCCGCTGCGCGTCATGCTTGAGGGCGTGGCGACGGCAATCTCTGTCGTGATGTCGTGGGCATTCAAAAGCGTGTGGCACTGCTTGTTCAATCCGCTGACGTGGGGCGCGGTGCTGTCGGTGTATCTGATCGGCGGTTTTTACCCGGCGCAGGACGTTGCGCGGAAGATCGTAAAAAAGCGCCCGGCGATTGCGCAGAAAGCTGCGCCAGCAAGTAAGCCGAAAGTCAGCGCCAAAAAGGCAAACGCTAGCTCGGAAACGCTGCGCAACTTCACCAGATAAGGGCGCCGTTATGTCAGACTTCGGGGGTTTCAATGGCGCCACGCTCCAAGGCGAAGCCGAAACGCGCCTCTCCCACGTCAACGGGTCTGGCGTTGGGCAAAGAGCTGTCGCGCCTGCGCGCCGAGCTAAAAGACTACCGGCTGATGCAGCGGCGAAACAACCGCATCATCCTTCTGCTCGTGTTCAGCATGGCAGGAAAAACGTCCGGCGTGCCTCTGGCGGAAAGTTTCGGAAGTTTTGCGCACGACGTCGGAAAGCTCTGGCTAAGCATCTTGACCTGACCTTGACGGAAACCGTGGTGCTCGCGTGCCTCGGCTTCCCCGTGGCCTATGCGATGCTTGCCGGTTTTGTCCGCGGCTACGCGGGCTAATTTTTGCGCGCGCTCAATCTGTCGCTACGCTGTCCGCTTACAACAGAGGACAGAAGCGAATGCGTGCGTCAGAAGCGTTGAAACAGGCGAACGGCAACAAGAGCGCCGCCGCGCGCATCATGGGCGTGCACCGCACGACATTCAAAGCGCGGCTTGAGACTGAGCAGCGCCACGACGCCAAGCGCGCAAAGTTCGAAAAGCTGCCAGACGCAAACAGCTCCGTTGACGAACTGATTGACCAGCGGTGCAAAGCCTACAAGCGCCAGAAAAGCCGCCGAGACGCCGAGCGCTGGTTGACGATCGACCTGCCGGAAGACGGGCTGCAGCCGTTCGGCCTGGTGCAGTTTGGCGACGAACACGCCGACGATGCCGAATGCGACTGGCCGCAGCTTAAAGCGGATCTCGAGCTTTGCCGCACAACGCCGGGCGTCTACGCGTGCGGCATGGGCGATGCGCTCAACAATTGGGTTGGCCGCTTGATGCGCGAATACGCCAACCAGCCGGTGACGCGCCACGAAGGCCGCGCGCTGTTGCGCTGGCTTCTAAGCGACGACGCGGCGCCGTGGGCTTTCCGCCTTCTCGGCAACCACGATTTTTGGAACGAAGGCGACGTGCTGATCGGGCTCTTTGGCGGCGACGCCTATTACATCGCCGATTGGGAAGCCCGGATTGAGTTGCGCGCCGGCGGGTTCACAAAACGCATTCACGCCGCACACAATTTCAAGGGCACGTCGATTTACAACAAGACGCACGGCCCGTTGCGCGCGGCGATGTTCTCCGGCGGCCAGGCTGACATCTACATGGCCGGCCACCTGCACACATTCGGAACGCAGTCGTTTGAGATCGAAGAGACGGGCAAATTGGTGCACGTCGGGCGGGCGCGCGGCTACAAAAAGCATGGACGCTACGAGGTCATGAACGGGTTCACGCAGGGTGAAGTCGGCGCGTCCCTGTTCTGGTTGTTCAATCCCGCGGCCGAAACGCCAGCCGGGCAGATCACTTGTTTTGCTGACATTGAACTCGGGTGCAAAGTGCTGGAAGCGTTGCGCACGAAGCGCGCGCCTCGAGCAAAGCGAGCGAAGCCAAATGACGCTGATCGTCGGACTGTGCGGCCCGGAAGGGGCGGGAAAAAGCAGCGTCGCAAAGATCCTCGCCGAAAAGCGTAGTGCCACGGTTGTCCCGTTCGCCGCGCCGCTCAAGTCGATGGCGGTTGCGCTGGGCATCCCTGAACGCAACGTCTACGGCAACGCTGACGCCAAGGCGGAACCCCTGGCCTTGTTGGGCGGTAAATCCGCACGCTGGGCACTGCAGACGCTCGGCACGCAGTGGGGCCGCATGTGCATGGATTCCGAAATGTGGGTGCGCGCCTGGTCCGGGCGCGTCAACAGTCTGTTTGATGACGAAATGATCGTCGCCGATGACCTGCGCTTCCCCAACGAGGTTGCCGAGATTAAACGGCGCGGCGGCTTGGTGATCTGTGTCGTGAGATCGATGGAAGATTTTAGCCGCCAGCCGCAGCATGAGTCTGAGGATTTCGGCCGGCTGGTGTTTGACGGCACGCTGATCAACAATGGCGATTTTCAGCGGCTCGAGCACGCAACGCTGAGCTTGGTTGAGCTTGGTTGAGCTGCTGCGGCACAAAGACGAGCCGATCTATGGAGCAGCGCCGGCCGAATAAGCCGGGGATAACTCCGTTCACTGAAGCCGAATCGCGTTAAGCTGTCGCCTAAAAGAAGGCAACAGATATGCGCGCAATATTTTTGATCCCTATTCTGCTTTCCGGCTGCGCCAGTGCCCCGCCGATTGAGAGCCTGATGATTGACCTGCGGCCGGCCGCAATCAGCACGGCGGACGAGCACAACGCAAAGCAGGCTGTGACGGCCAGCCTCAAGGATCCGACGTCCGCCAAGTTCGGCCCGGTTGTCGGCGCCGTTGATGCGTCAGGCGTCAAATACGCCTGCGGCACGGTCAACGCGAAGAACAGCTTTGGCGGGTACACCGGCAATGAAATGTTCGCTGTGCGCTGGATTGGGCCGGAGCGCATTGAAGTCGTATCGATCGGGAATGACTTTATCGGGGCGCATAGCTGCGGGCGGATGGCGAGCCGCCACGCTTGATAGGCTACAGATCCGCAGCGCTTCGGAAACCTAGAAACACGGGGAACCGGGGCACTCCGTCCGGCGTGAGCTGTTGGAATTTAAACTTCACGCATCTGCCCGGCAAGCTCTCGCGTTCAGCCCAAAGCTGATGCCGCAAAGCGTCATCAAAGCCTGTGCCGACTTCAAACCTAACGTCACCTTGCTGCAGAACTAGCGCCCCTAGTGTGCCGGTAGGCGTCTTGTGTGCTTTGTGCGTAGACCGCTCCGTAAGTCCAAGGGCGTTTATCCGCGCTTCGTTGCCGTTGTGGAAGCGCTCAACGAACCCGACAATCGTCGCTTCCGCATCCTGGAAGCGCTTCAGCTTGAGCAAGAACCCTTCGCGAGCGGTTGACCGTCCGAGTTTGTAGGGGCCTTCAGGGTCGCGCAGCATCACACCTTCGTAGCCCTGGGTTACGCAACTTTCCTCGAAGACGCCGAGCGACGCTGCATCGCGGACTAAGGTGTGCGTGACAGCGGTGAAGGGATGTCCGAGCATGTCGGCCGCGAAGCCCGCCCGAGCCAGCCGGCGAGAAAAAGAGCCCTCAGCGACGCAATCAAAGACGTGAAAACTAAACGCCGGCGAACCTTCCGCTGACATAACGCCCGAGGCCGTACGGTTCATCACATCCGCGCCGACGGGGGCGCCAACGATCAGTTCACCGTCCAGCCCCTCAGGCGCGGACTTCAACGTGGCTGCGATATGTTTGTTCGGCACGGGCTTGAGGTTGCGCGTAACCGGCAGGCCGTCGCGGATCACGCAGCGAATACCGTCGAGCTTCGGCGACGCGAGCAGCGGGTATCGCAACGTTTCGATAGCTGGGGCAGCAACGGCGAGCATAGGGCGAAAGGTCATTCTTGTTGCTCCTTTTCGCCTCGCATCCGCTTCTCGAGCTGGTCCGCCGTGTCCTGCGCTACGCGCGTCGCCGCTTCGTCAAACAGAAACGCGTAACTTTGGACGGTCTCACGTTCCCTGTGGCCGAACAGTTCGCCGACCTGATCAAGATCGCGCCCGGCCGATTTAGCCGCCGAAGCGAACGTGCGGCGGAAATCTTGCACGCGTAGATCAGGGCATCCAGCTTTTTCGCGCGCTAAAGCCCACACGGTTCGGATTTTATAACGTGCGCGCGGCTCATCTTCGCCGAGGTCGCGCCCGAACAGGAACCCGCTACCGTCGTCGTTCAGTTTGGCAAGGATCGCCACCGCTTGGTCGGGCAGGACGATCACACGCGGATCGCCGTCTTGGTCGGTTTTGTGGTCGGGGCGAACGATCGTGTTGCCCTCGAGCCAAGCCCGCTTGGCGGTGACAAGCTCTGTCACGCGCGTGCCGGCAAGCAGGATGATCCACAAGGCTGCGACACGCTCCGGCCACTGTACGGCCATTGCGTCTAGCGCCCGCGCCACGGCCGGCGCTTCGTCTTCCCGCATGTGCCGGCGACGCTTTGGTTTAGAGAACCGTTTGGCGTCGCGCACGGGGTTGGAATTACGTTCGCGCCACCGGTTGTCGTCGTGTTCGCACCAACGGAACAGGCCCGACAGATCCGAGCGGACATGCCGCGCCGTCGTGGCGCCCCCCATCCGCAGCTTTGTCGGTTTCCCGTTCTTGGTTTTCGCCGGGACAGATCGCACTTGCCGGGCATGCTCAAGGCAGCGATCGACGTCAGCTAACCGGACGTCGCAGACTTTCAGTTTGCCGAGCTGAGGTTTGATGTAGAGCCGCACACGGCGAGCTTTCTCAGTGTAGGTGCGGGGCTTGTCGCGCGTGGCACAAAACGTCAACCAGGCGTCGCACGCCTCCGAAACCGTTGGCGTGCCTCTGTATGCCGTTCGTTCGGCGCTGGGGTCATTGCCCCGCGCAATCTCTTGCAGCCATTCCTTGGCTAGTTTCCGGGCGACCTCGATAGGCATATTGGGGAAGTCGCCGCCGGGCAGCTTCGGCCTGCGTCGGGTTCCGCAACTCGGATTGCGGTAATACAACTTCCAGGATTTCCCGCCAGCGTTGGCGTGCAGCTCGAGCCCGCGCACCTCGTGATCCTTGAGCACCTGGCCGGCGGGAAGATCGCGGGCGGCTTGAGCGGTGAGTTTTGTCACGCTGAAACCTCGCGAACCTTGACACCGGCGGCTCTGGCTCGGCGCACCATATCCGCCGTTCCCCGTCCGCCGACGAACGCCACGACAAGGTCAGGCCGCCCGGCGTCAAGCATTTCTTGATTTCGGAGGGGGCCGGCGGCTTTGCCGTGAAGCTTCCAATTTGCGGGGAACGTGACGACCTCGAGGCCTTTACGGAGTGCCCATAAACGCGCGAGCCTGTCCGCGCCAAAGGCGCCGCCTTCAATAAGCGTCAGAGGGCCTGACAGCGCGAGCGCATCCAATTCGCGGGAAACCGCAGCGGCGTCGCTGAAGTCTCGCCCACCACACACGAGCACTCTCATACGGGGACCCCTTGCGCGGCTGTTGCGATAAACTGATCGTGCACCGTCTGGCAGCGTGACCACACAGAGCGCACCGCCTTGGCTTCCGTGTCGGTCTCACATATCTGCAGGGCACGACACAAATCATGGCTCGCATCAGCGAGCGCTGCGGCTATCCGGCGGGCGCGCAACCGGGCGTAGGTTTCAGCGCTGAAGGCGAAACGGCGGCTCATGCGGCGCCTTCCGTGGCTCCGGGGTAACTGCCGAGCCAGTGGCGCTCCATAATATCTAGTGCGGCGAGAAGCCCCGCCGCGGAGCGGGGCGCTCGAACGCCATCCGTTGCGAAATCCCCTTTCGGGTAAAAGATCGTGACGCGGTGGCTACCCTCACAAAACCGGCCACACATAGGGTGCTCCAGCACCTTAGCCTTGGCGGCCCGATAGCGTGTGACGTTCTCTCGGATCATTTCAACCCCATGTCGGCTAGGTGTCAGCCAAGTGTTGGCCTGCCGGCAGGTGCCACACAGGTTACGCAT